GCTTCTCTAGTAAATAGATTTTGTTGGTTTGATTCGTCTAATGGTTGAATTTCACTGTAGTAAATAATCTCTACAGGATAGTCTTGATCGGGTGCTGGAGCAAACGCCCAGTTGTTGTAGTCATACTCAGCGTAGTACAACGGTACACTAGGATCAGATTCAGACTGGTACTGTGCAATATAGTCCTGTGAGCGCATTAACATCGGCTTGCCATTGGTCTTCATGGAGACTGTTTTTCTCCAACGTGCTGGCTTAGCAAGGATAACTTGGTTTTCTAGTAGTGTTGTTTCAACTACAGTCATCTGCAAGTATGTCTTTAATTCTGCGGCAATAGCGGACTCAGCCAAGCCAATCAAGCTAGGAATCTGCGCAACAAACTGATCGTCGTTGCGTTCCATGTAGTTGATAATGTCTTGTATGAGGTTATCATACGTCATCTGATATGCGCTGGTCATCTTAAAACCTCGTAGCCATATTTAGCTGCATTTCTATAAATCCTATTTGCAAGGGCTGCATGTTTTAATCCTAAAAAATTGGCTAACGCTGTAAAACTTTCGTAAACAATACCATTGTATTTAACTTTTACTTTTTTACGCTCTGCAGCTAACTGTTTTTCTTTATCTGATACTTTTCTTTTAAACATCCAAGGTGTTGCTCTAGATTTGCCTTTTAACGGGCTTATATAATTATCACCACGATACTGCGTTGTGGGTGGTTTTGTTCCACCTTCAGCAATATTCCAACCAATTTGTTTGGCAGGTCTAATTTTTAATTCTAAATCATAACAATATTTTTCTTCGCCAATAAGAATAATTTGTTTTATTAAATTATCCCAGCCATATTTTTTAATTGCGGCTTTTAAATGTGGGTTTTCTGAATATTTACTGTGTTTTTTAAAACGGACTTCGGTGTTTTTGGAAACCCCAACATACCCCTGACTAAACATATCAGTATGATCTTCGTGGTGAATCCAATACAATGAAGTGCTCATCTCGTGTAGTAACTTATTACTGGAGCAAAGTAGATAGGCGACTTATCGCGCTCTTCGTTATTAGCCTGCATAAACAGCTTATCAGCCTGGCCTTCTAAGTAAGCAATCTTGGCGCCATCGACACCAGGGATTTGCATAGATAAACGATGTGACAGTGAGGCCTGCACAGAGTTGATCCAACGATCTGGAAGGTATAGCTCATTAGTGAGTGAACCAACGTCCTGCATTTGCTTTTCAATCAGCAACTGGAACATCTGAAAGTTGTTGTTTGGCACTGGCCACAGGTACATCTTAGGCTCGATCTGACGATCATACCAGTACTGTAGAGCTCTTGCTGATGGGAACTGTTTGTTTGGTAGGTTCCAGTAGTCATCTCTGTTCAAGCGAGCCAAAGGAATAACTTGCTGGCTGGTTGAGAAAACGATTTGACGTACTGAGAAGGTAGGTGCTACAGTCTCACGTAGACGATAGAATACATGAACTGGAGTGATTGAAATAGGGAAGTATGCCCACTCTCTGTCTGCTAAAGTGGTCTCTGGGAGCTGTGCTACTGTGGTCCAGGTGATACCGTCTTCACTGGTCTCGTAGGCAAAGTTATACGTCTGTGTGCCACCGCCGGTAGCGTGGCCGTTAAAGCCAACGTAGTAGACGCTTTGACCGTTTTGGTATGATAGACCAAACCAGTTGTTGCCTACAGTAGATGTAGATACGATGTCTAGGTTTTGAGCGAATGCTGCTGGAGAGTCTGGGTTTGAAACAGGAAGGTACTCAGAGGCTTCTGAGTTGATGATGTAGACCCAGTTAGCTTCACGCACGTCGATAGTGGTAGCGGGCAGGGTTAAGTACTGCTGAGCCTCTAACGCGCCCACCAGCTTGTTTTCTAGCAACCAAAGGTTAACACCAAGGTTAGATAGATTTTGTAAGTTGTAAAAGAGTGCCTGCTTACCAGCGTTGACATACTCAGGCGTCATCTCTTCTGCAGTCTTGCCTGCATCGCGAAATGCGTATGAAATTAGCTGGTCAACATTAATCTTGGTGTTGCCAGTGGTGTTACTATACGCCATTTAGCGCCCCCGGCCTGCGGCCCTTTTAGCTACTTTGTTTGGTAATTTGTTTGACGCAGGGCCAGATTTAACAAACTCTTTGCCAACCTTTTTAGGGATGCCAAGGGTTGATTTTCCGGCTGCTGCTGCATACATCGCGCCCTTTTGGGCCTTAGATTCGTACGGCATTATTTCTTATTTCCGCGTTTAACTTTACCACCAGTTTTGAGTAATAACCCGCCGGTATCTGTTAATTTTGGAGGAGCAAGTTTTACTCTTTTACCATCAATTGGTGAAACCATTGTGCCATCATTACTGCCTTGTGGCATTCTATCAACAATTTTTGGATTTGCATTTTCTGGTAAACCCATAGCGCGATTTAATGCCCTATTTGGCCCTTGAGATCCGGAACTAATAGTCATCTTTGGATCTAAGTCTTTTCCAGAACGAATAGCTTCACGCACTCCGGCAATAATTTCACCACCTTCAGCGTATTTTTTAACCTTACCACCACCACAGTAGTGACTACCGGAAGCATTCATTTTAGGGGTTTGTTTAAAGTCTTTCATTTACGTGCCTTTCCGCCTTTTTTCATCGGAGCTGCAGGAGGTGCTACAGGAGCTGGTGCCGCTGGAGCTAATCCACCAGCTAGGGCGCCTTGTTGTAGTGCACCAGCACCACCTTGACCTTGCATTAAAGCTGCAGCTTCAGCAGCCTTGCGAGCTTTTACTTTGTCCATTTGAGCCTGAGCGATGCGGTTCTGCTCTGGTGTACCCATGACGTTGTTCTTAAGTTGTGTGCCAACGTTACCAATAGCGTCCATAATACCGCCGTCAGCCTTCTTAACTACCTTACCACCGCACTTGAACTTATCTGGTCCCTTAGCGCCAGATGGAGCTGCTGCCTTGGCAAACTTCTTGATGTTGCCAATTTCTTTCTTAGCGCGACCACCCTTTTTGAGCTTGATCTCGGTTGGCTCAGAGCCACCATGTTTGGCCTTGTCATGCTGACCAAAGGCCTTCTTGACGATTGCCTTATCTTCTGCAGTATCCGCAGGCTCTACGCTCTTACGGTCACGCTTTGTAAAGTTCTCTATTTGCTTTTGAACAGATCCGCCTTCTTTGAAGCATTGGACCTTCTTAAATGGTTTAAAGCCTTCCATGGTATTTCCTCGAGGTTATGGTAAATGGGTGATCAGCCCTTATTATTACTAATACGCTAAAACGGGTAAAAATGCCCTATAAGTCGGCTAGAAACATAGCCTTCTCGCGCTTGCGGCGGTTGACCAATACGGCTGGCTTGTTCCACATCTCTATGGCATCAGCTGCGCCTTTTAGGTCGTTTGCGTTGATTCGTTTGACTACGGTAGATTTCTTAAAATTAGTCTCACCAATATTGAAGCACAAGCTGTACAGGGCGTCGTATTGCTTCTGTGTAAGGGGTACCCTCACCGAGCTCTCTACGGCCTCGCTACACCACCTTAAATCGCTTCTCAGGAGCTCTTTGACCTGCTCGTCTGTCAGTGTGGCGTTGACCAGGTGCTGCTCACTGTCTTTGATAAGGTGCCCTACACCGATGGTCAGTAGCCCCTTAGAGTCCTTGTAGGCCTTGTTTCTAAAGCCTTCTTCATTGGTAATGAAGGATAAAGTGGACTCTGCAATGGCCATAATGTTCTCTTCGATATGGGTAAATTTGTTTGTTAAGTGGATTGCCGCGAAGACTCCAAGGCACCACAGTACTACAGCAACTAGCTTTTTCATTTTACTCCTTACTTTGCGTATACTAATACGCAAATTGGGGTTTATTTATTTAACGCGTCGTATTGTTGGTAGCAGGCCGAGAGGCCGGTGCGGATGATGTCTGCTCTGGCAGCTTCCCTTGTAAGAAACTCTGCATCCTCGGCAGAAAGGGTTGCCCCAGTTCCACCTTGTCCATTTGCGGCGCCTTGGGCGCGACTGGGACGTTTA